AATCCCCCAGCATCTGGTAATGAGTTTTTTGGTGTTGCACTTCAAACTACAGCAGATTTAACCAGAACCATTGCTTTTTTAATTGATAATGGATCACAAGATATACTACCTGGATCAAAAGGGTTTTTGGCATTAGATGTTTCTGGAGATATAGAATCTTGGACTTTATTATCAGATGTTTCTGGGTCAATTGCAATAGACATAGAAAAATGTACTTATAATGATTTTCCGAGCAATTTTACATCTATAGTTGGCAGTGAGTTTCCAGTATTGAACAACCAGATAAAAAATAAAGATGATAATCTTACAACTTGGAATAAGCAGATAAATATTGGTGATGTTTTAAATTTTAAGGTACTAAGTTGTACCGGAATACAAAAATGTTCCGTATTATTGAAATTGAAAATTTAATTTCTTAGTCATTTAAAATTTATAAATAAATATATAAACAGACTTTTTAAGATAAAAAGGAGATTTAATAAATGGCTCTATTAGTATCGGATAATGGTGAACTTCAGTCATTAAGATACCTTGTAAACAGCAACCACAATATTCCAAGAAATTTGATTTTGAAGCTTTTTACAAGCAACACTACTCCTGCAGAATCTGATGTTCCATCACAGAGTGCATATTACGAACCATATGATTCAACTGGACTTGTTGGATATGGAACAGCACCAAGTACTGGTTATCCTTCAGTAATCAATAATAGATGGGATCAAGATTATACTAGACAATATGGTATTCTTCTTGATGGAACAAGATGGAATGTTAGAACAATTACCAATCCTATTGCAACTCCCACTGCAAGCGGTAGCGTTGGTGAATATACAATTACAGTATCATCTCCTTTAAATATTGCTGTTGGACATTATGTTTCTGGTGGTCAGGTTGGTTCAAATGCAGTTGTTGCTGCAATTGATGGAAATACTGTTGTTTTAACTCAACCAAACGTTGGTAACTTTACAAACGATCCAATGGAGTTTGGTAGAGGAACAACAACTGCATCATATCCAGAGCAGACATTTACCTTTACATCTGCAGCAAATAATGCTTACGGTTATTATCTGGTAAGAGCAAATAATCTTCCTGTTGCTATTCATGGTGTTCAAAATGCAATTAGCGTTGCAGTTGGAGCAACAATCTCTAAAGCACAAACTGTAGGAACTGTAGGTTTCTCCTCAATTACTCTCTATCCATTTGCACATGCACCTACTGCAACTGGTATTACCTCTGAGTTTACAGTTTCTGTTTCTAGTGCAACTGGAATTACTACTTCACAAAGAGTAATTGGTACAGGAATTGCTGAAGGAGCAAGAGTTGTTGGTATTATGAATACGACAACTATTATTCTAGACAAAGCAAACACTGGATCTGTTAGTGGTGTAGCAACATTCTACGAAAACGTCACTGAAGATATTTGCGTTGGAATGGCAGTCACTCATTCAAATCTACCGGGTGAAGTTAATGCTATCCCAAGTGGAACATTAATTACAGGTATTGATGAGAAAAATAATATTGTTTATCTCAGCAATGCACTAGTAAACAACATTCAGTCTGCTACAGGTAATACTGTTAATTTCAATTACAGTCAGGTTTCAGCAACAAATCATGGACTTGTTCCTGGTGATATTGTTTATATTGCTGCAGGAACAGGCAACACAACTACAACTTCTTCAACATACACAGTATTTGAGTCAAGAGATGCAAATACATTGACAACTGTTCCTGCTATGACAGGTGTTGGAAGTGCAACTGTATATAGTTCAATCTTCTTCGCAGAAAGATTCACAAACGGTCCTTACAACATCCAAAACAATGGAGACCAAATTAAGGTAACCCTAAACATCAGCCTCGACTGATATTCTTTGATAAGATCATTCTTGAGGGGGGTTGCTAAAGCGGTCCCTCTTATTTTTTTCTCATAAGGCAAAAATATGGCACCAAGAAACGTAGGATTAAATTCAACATTTAATGAGCAACGTTTGGTAATAAATGAACTTTCTGTAGACGTAGATAATCTATCTAACTCTGGTTTTTTGACAGCATCAAATTTAGTAGGTTATGCAACACAAGGTTATGTAAATAATGCTTTAAATGGTTATGCGACACAAGGTTATGTAAATAGTGCAGTAACAGGTTTCATAACTTCTGGTGCTCTTATTGGTTATGCAACACAAGGTTATGTAAATAGTGCAGTGGTTGGATATGCCACTCAAGGTTATGTAAATGCTCAAATTGGAATTAGAACTTTTTCTGGAAATTACAACGATTTGACCAACAAACCGTTTATTCCAGTAAATATAAATGACCTTTCAGATGTAAATGCTGGAGGACCATCTACAGGTCAAGTATTAAAATGGTCTGGATCGGAATGGCAGGCTGCTTCGGACTCTACTGCTGCTAGTGGTTCTGGAATTGGTTTAACTGATTTATCCGTAACAATAAATCCTGTAGGTATAAATTCTTTAGCATATAATAATTCTACGGGTATATTTTCATTTACCCCAACAGATTTAACTGGATATGCAACTACAACTTCAATTGTAGGATTTATAACTTCTGGTTCTTTAAGTGGTTATGCCACTCAAGGATATGTCAATAATTCCATCGTAGGATTCATAACCTCCGGTGCTTCTGGATCCAATTTAACTGGTATTATTACATCCGTAACTGCAGGTACAGGAATCACTGTTACTCAAAATATTGGCAATGTAACTATTAGTGCAACTGGAGGACAATCTTATTGGGAATCAACTGCGGTAGGAATTCATACACTTTCCAACGTCGGTATTGGAACCACAAATCCAGTAGATAAATTAACAGTTTCTGGTAAAATACAAATTCAGCAAGATTCTGGTTCCAATAATAGAATTGTTTTTAGGGGGCAACCAGAGTCTTCTTATCGTTGGAACATTGATAATTATTCATCTTCCAATGATCTTAGAATTTTTAGAGAGGATGATGCAACTTCGGCAAATGGATACGTTGCTGTTAGTATTACCCCAACTGGTAATTTAAGTGATGGAAAAGGCGATGTTCGTGCAGTTCCAGCAAACTCACAAACAACATCTTATACTCTAACATCATCAGACACAGGAAAGCATATTAATATAACTACTGGTGGAGTCACAGTTCCATCTGGGGTTTTCTCTGTCGGTGATACAATATCAATATACAATAACTCTTCATCCAATCAAACGATAACACAAGGTGGATCTGTAACAATGTATTTGGCAGGAACTGCAACAACTGGAAATAGAACTTTGGCACAAAGAGGATTATGTACTATTCTCTGTGTTTCCTCCAATACATTTGTTATACTTGGAGGTGGGTTAACATAATGTCTATTGCTCAAATGTTTTTTGTAAACCCAGCAGCACTTCCTTTGAGTTGGGAAATGCTATTAGTTGGTGGTGGTGGTGGTTCTTATGCGCCAGGTTATGGAGCAATAGATGATGATTTTATTATTTTCACTTATTCTGGTGGAGGTGGCGGCGGTGGCGTAAGAACAACAAGTGGAACCACAGAAACTGGAAGTTCTCTATATCTTACTATTGGAGGCGGAGGTGCTGCTGCTGATGGCTCAACTGGAAAAGGAAGTTCCACATATTATGCTTTAACTTCTGGCGGTGCTGCCGTATTTACATCATTAGGTGGTGGATCTGGTAGTAGTTCTGGAACGAATAAAAATGGTAGTTCTGGTGGTGGCGGTTCTCAATCATCATATTCACAATTTCCTGCAGCATATAGAACACCAGGGACAGGAACTGCGGGCGAAGGAAATAATGGTGGTAGTGTTGCTACTAATGCTGCTGGTGGCGGTGGAGGTTTTAGTGGAAGTGGTGGTAATGCTAGTTCTGGAACTGGAGGAACTGGTGGTAGTGGATATAATTTAACAACATTTGCTGGCGGTTCTACGGTTAATCTTGGATGGGGTGGCGGTGGTGCTAGCTCAAACACATTTTCAAATAATGGTGATGGTTCAACTACATCAAGTGCTCCAGCAAATAGTGGAGGCGGTGGTCACGGTCAAACTAGTTATTCTGGATCTACTGGTGGTTCTGGCAGAATTGTAATTCGATATCCAGGAACTGTTGCTAAAGCAACTGGCGGAACAATTACGTATCAAACTGTAGGCGGAACTGCTTACGTTATACATACCTTTACAGGTTCTAATACATTTACTGTTTTATAATCATGGCACACTTTGCTAAACTAGACGAGAACAACAAAGTAATTGAAGTTATTGTAGTATCTAATGATGATATCCTTGATGAAAACGGAGAAGAATCAGAAGAAATTGGTATTCAATTCTGTAAAATGATTCAAGGAGAAAATACTAACTGGAAGCAAACCTCATATAACGGAAACATTAGAGGAAGATATGCTGGAATTGGAATGTACTACGACGAAATTATTGATGAATTTGTTTCTATTGTAGGTGATCAATGAAAATAAAATTATTGGATTATCCATTCCCTCATGTATTGTGTGAGGATTTTTATGATGAAAAAGAACTTGCTTTAATCTGGGAAGAAATTAAATTCTTGTCATATCCCAGCAAATTATTTAATCCAGGATTTCATCATGATCCTAGCGGAACATTGACTAGAAGTAGAGCACTCCATTTGGAAAAAGCATATTCTATAAAAGAATTATCCAATATTTTGCAAATCACTAAAAAAACTTTAGACCCTCCTTTTGTATCTACAATCATAAACAAGTGGCCTTCTTTTTTGCGCCTCAGGTTTATCGATTTAATTATGACTAAAATTAGATATTATCATAATGATGAAGGATATAATCCCCACACAGATATTGGGCATGATTTTTTAACCTTCTCTTATTTCCATACCACACCTAAAAAGTTTAATGGTGGTGAGTTGTATTTTCCTCAATACAACTATGAAGTGGAATGCTCCAACAATACTTTTATTTTATTACCTGGATACGTGGAGCACGGGGTAAAGAAAGTATCAATATCCGATAGTGCTTATTGGAATGGTGATGGGAGATATTGTATATCTCAGTTTATGAGTGTAAAAAATAGCGATAATTATGTCTGAACAAATACATCAAATCTATCATGTATCAAGATGTGGATCTACACTTCTCACATCTTTATTATCTAAAGTATCCAGATCTTATGCAGAACCCAGTTGGTCTTCTTCTTTATTGATTGGAGTGGATCCATATAAAAATATGAAGTCTTTTTATGGATCTGTTGTTAAATTTCCTAGTATGGTTTCTTGTTTTGAAACGAATTTTCCGGGCAAAAAAGTATTCTTATATAGACCACTATCTCAGCATTTATGTAAAATGAAATCTGTAGATGAATTATGGATAGATCATCGTTTAAGCAAAATTGATTATATTTTTAAAAACCATAATCACCCTTTAATTAGATGGGAACCAAAAGACAATTTGGATAAAATAACATACTTGTGGATTTGTAGTGTTTTTCGTATGTTAGATCATTCTGATGTTTTATGGATAAAAACAAATGATTTTTTAAAAAATAAAGAAAGTGTTTTAAATGATGTCTGCCATCATTTTGATCTACCAAAAGTAAATGATTTTTCAATTTCAAATATAAATGTAAAAAAATCAGGTTTTAATGGTAAAGATGATCCTATAACTGAAATATTACAAAAAGAAAAACTAGAATATACGTTTCCATCTTATGGAGTCATAGAAACTGATATGGCTTTATTTGATACTGAAATTTCAGATATTGTTAAATTCATAGAAAATTACTTTGAGGGATTGCGAGAATTTCTATATTAAATCAAATTAAATGAAAAAACATAATAAATATTTAAAATAGAATCTTTTTTGTTATGTTTTAAATATACACATTAAATAAATATAATGAGTATTAAAGTTTAATACTGCAAAAAATAACGATGGCAGTATTTTCATACGTAACAGGAAGTAATAATTCTCAAAGTTTTTTAATCTCATCATATGCTGATGAGATTATATCTTCGTATGCAAACGTTCTGATATCAGAATTTGAAATAAAAATTATAACAAGAAGTTTTAAATTTTCATCTAATTTAAACGAAGAATTTATTTCTTCATATAATGAATCTTCTAGAGTAGATTACTTAGAAATAACATACGGTAGTATAACCGATTCAATCACAGATTCGGAAGATTATGGTTATATTACAGGTGATATTATAACATATGACCAAATAGAGAATTTTGGCACAATAACAATTAATAGAACTCAAACTCCTTATGGAAGATTACATGTCTTCCAAGAGTTCTCAGATGATAGTCTCTCTCGTGTAAGTGTTGGTGGAGTAAGATTCGCACTATACGGAAGAGCAAATTATGAAGTAATATTCAATCCACTTAATAGGGCCTTTGAGATTGAAGGTTCTGCAGATGTTCCATTTACCAAATCTTATGTTGGTAAGGGACAATTTACTTCGTTTGTTGGAGCAGCAGATTCTGTTGGATTTAATCCTCCAGAGTCTGCTCTTTTATTCAGATTCCAAGGAAAAGCAGAAACAGAAGTTATATTTAACGAAAGAAGCAGAATACTATACTTTGATAGTGCAACTGAAGTTTCTAAGACAAATAATTATAATGAAACATCAGTTGTCACATTCAGTAGCACAGATTACGGACTCATTTCAGAAGTTGAATCTTTATATGAAAATTACGGATTAATTTCTGAAGATGAAGATTTTGCGAACTGGGAACGTGAAGATTTTGGATTCATTACAGAGAATGAAACCAGACTTCCATATGGAAAAACAGAATTTATTAGTTATACAACAGAAAGTACAACCAATCCACATATTGGTTCAGGAAGCACTAAGATTTATGGTGAAGGTTTAGGCAGAGCTACACCAAGACAACTTGGTGAAGGTTTTATTACACTTTCTGGAACTTCTGTAGATAGATTTAGATTAAGATATTTTGGATCTGGTTCTGCATTTACTTTTGTAAGTGGTTCGGAAACCACAAAGGTAGAGACAGAGCAGGAAGGCACAATAAGATTCACTGGAGAGGCAGTAGAAAGATATACAAAAGGAAATTACAACGGACAAAGCAATAAAGATATTGCTATTAAGGGTGTTGCAATTTGTGAGGTCATATTCAATCCAATTGATAGATTTGCAAGATTCCTCAATCTAGAAATCAATAGTAGAACATATAGTTATAATGAGTCTTCTGTAGTAAATCTTGAAGGAATTGATTATGGATTTATTGCCGAATCCCCAACATTATTTGGTGATTATGGTAATATTACTGATCTTGCATATTATCCATGGGAAGAAGATGACTATGGATTTATTACAGATAATACGGTAAATCTTCCATTCGGAAAAGCAACATTTATCAGTGGCACAACAGAATCCAACACAGAAAATTATGTTGGTTCTGGATCTGTTTATATTACAGCAAACGCAAAAATATTTGTATTACCAAAACACAATGGTTCTGGTATTGCTCGTTTTATTGGATCTGCAATCGAAAAGAATACAGAAGATTATGTTGGTTCTGGTTCTATCTTTACGTTTGTTTCTGCAACAGAATCAGAAACAAATGCAGAGACATCCAAAGAACTATTCCAGTTCAATGGATCTTCCACAGAGAAGTTTGGAAAGGGACTTTATACTGGTTCTGGTTCTATCTTTGCATTCAGCAGCACTACAGAATCAACATCAACTCAAGAAAGTTCTAAGGAGATCTTTAGATTCGTTGGTTCTGCAGTAGAGAAAAATACAGAATCTTATGTTGGTTCTGGTTCTCTATTCACATTCTTCACAAACCAAGAACGTGTAACCTATAGTTATAACGAATCTTCTGCAGTCAGAATTGATAGCATTGATTATGGATTTATCAATGAAATTCCAACGTACTTTGATGATTACGATGAGATAACAGGAAATCCATATTATCCATGGCAGCGTGATGATTATGGATTTATTACCGATAATCAGACTATACTGCCATTTGGAAAAACTACATTTATCAGTGGCACAACAGAATCCAACACAGAAAATTATGTTGGATCTGGTTCCATATTTGTATCTGGAACTGCAAACGTATTTGTATTACCGAAGCATACCGGTTCCGGTTATGCACAATTCTCTGGAGAAGCAGTAGAAAAGAATACAGAAGATTATGTTGGTTCTGGTTCTATCTTTACGTTTGTATCATTCACAGAATCGTCTTCAACTGCAGAGACATCCAAAGAACTATTCCAGTTCAATGGATCTGCTACAGAAAAGTTTGGAAAGGGTCTTTACACTGGTTCTGGTTCCATTTTTGCATTCAGCAGCACTACAGAATCCGAATCAAATACTCAAGAATCTAAAGGACTCTTTAAATTCTATGGTTCTGCAACAGATTCTAATACTGAAGATTATGTTGGTTCTGGATCTCTATTCTCGTTCTCAACCAATAAGGAAAGAGTAACATATAGTTATAATCAGTCTTCAGTATATACATTTGAATCTCTTGATTATGGATTTATTATCGAATCCCCAACATTATTTGGTGATTATGGTTCCATTACAGAGAATCCATTTGTTCCATATCCAGAAAATTCTGATTATGGATTTATTACTGATAATCAGACTAGAATACCATATGGCTCACTGAATATTAGTGGAACATTAGATTCTATTAAGATTAGACTTAATTACTTTGGTTCTGGTTCCATTAATATTGATGGAAATGCAGAGTATGCATATACACCAGAAGAAACTGGAACTGGACTATTCAATATTACCAGCAATCCAATTATCAAGATATCCCTCTTGCATGTTGGTTCTGGTTCTCTATTCTCATTTGTTGGTGGTGATGAGTCTGCAACTCCAGCACCAGAGATTGGTTCTGGAACAATTAGTATATTTGGTTCTGCAGTTGAAAGAAATACTGAATCTTATTTTGGAACAGGAACTCTATTTGGATTAAGCAGCACCACAGAAGCATATTCATTTGTTCCTACAACAGAAGGACTCTTCAGAATTTCTGGTTCTGCTGCAGAATCAACCACTCCAACAACAGAAATTGGTTCTGGTTCTATCTTCACATTTGTTTCTGCTACA